ATCATAATCAAATGTTCCTGTGAAGGGTGATGTTAAAATATCTAATCTGTCATTATTATATCTTTTAACCATACTAACTTTTTCTACATCTTTTTCCCAGGATAAAATATATTCAAATTCTAATTCTGTTTCATAATTGTAAATCTTTTGATTCTTAGAATAAATCAATGATTCTTGATCCTTATCTAATCCTGAATATTTTAATCTTATTCTACACCGGGAGTTCGGATCTTCCGGTTCCCAGGTTAAAGCTTCCTTAATTTGATAATCATTAATAATAAATCTCCTGGTTAGATCTCCCCTGGAATAATATATAACTTGATCTATATAATGGTTAACTCCGTCTGTATAATAAGTTATGTTCTCATATTTATCTCCCCTGGCTTTGTACACTTTATGATAGGCCCTATCATAATAACATTCCGGCGAATAGTAATTCTCTAGAACTTTATATCTTCCTTCATATAATTTAAAAACTCCCTCATGATATTTAACTACAAGCTTTCCGTCTTGTAATTGAATTTCAAAACCTTTAGGTTCCAGGATTAAAACAATTGAAGCACTAATTGCTATAATTATTAGAATACTTACTATTATCTTATTATCCGATATCTTCATTAATTAATCCCCCTAATCATATCTCGCCAATACAACTAAATCACCTGATCCCCCACTAGATACCACAATAAACTTAGTAGTACATACTTCAGATTGAGGAAATCTAATTGAATTATCTTTATCTCTATTAGCAAAATAACCATCAAATAATAAGTTTGCTGCAGATACCGCATCTTTATAGATCTTCAATGTTGCTGCATCAGTTGCTAAAGGTGCATGAAATATCATCTGCCTAAGAGCATAATCTGAAGTTGTAACAGATGGAGTAACATCTAAATTTGTACCAATAGAACCCTTAGCTGCAATTTGGTATCTCCCATTACTATCTAAACATGCCACTTTATTCCCCAGCTGAGTTACAGTCAATTCTAGCTCCACCACTTCCATCAGCTACATAGTTTTCTACTCCTACCTGTCCAGTCTGAGCAGTTATAGATGTATCCCAAGTTCCTGCAAACATATTCTTTATAACTAAAACCTTACCTGCAGTTGTATTTCCATCGAACTCGATTCCAGTTGTTGAAGAATTTGCTATTCCTACAAAATAATTATCTACAATAAAACAAGGCATTCTATCTCCACCTGTTTTTGTTACATGGATTCCAGTAGTATCAACAGGCACTTGGATGGTATTTCTTCTATAAGTATCTCTTGTTCCATTAGCTTCCAATGCTGCTGTTGCAAAACTTTGCATATAACAATCTTCTACTACAAGGCAGACTGTATCAACTGCTCCGTTGTATCCTCTAACTGCATAAGTTGCAGTACCATATCCATCAAAAGCGACATTATGTATATGTGTTTCATAAACTGCTCCTACAGTAGCTGATCCAATTTCTATACATGGATATGCTGTTCTTTGTGATAAATAAACATTACATATTTCGACTCTATTTGCCAAAATCCTGAACATTGATGCTGTTCCTGCAGTTATCTTGAATGCTGCACACTGTGCTGCTTCTGTTGAAGCTGATCCAATTATTCTCAATCCTTCCTGAGTAATATCAATTCCTGCTGCTGCTATTGTCTCAATTGCATTAGGAGCAATCAAAATTGTATCAAAATCTCCTGCTGCAGTAACTGCTTCTGCAAGTGTCATAAACGCATTTTTCCAAGTCAAACCATCTCCAGAAACTGCTGGACCTGTTTTCCCTGAATCAACATACCAAATTTGAGTGTCTTTCTTGATAAAACCAAATCCTCCTCCTCCAACTCCTTGTGCAAAAGTAACATTCCCAGTATAATTTCTATCTCCTGTATAAATTCCGCTTACAATTCCTTGTCTTCCCATATTCAATCACCTCCAGTGATTTTTTTTATATTTTGATTATAATAAAAAAGAGAGAGATTAACTCTCTATATTGCTGCTCCAGGATGTGGTACAGCAAAACCTCTTATAAAATAAAACTTTTGCTTATCTGTATTCCCTGTTGCTGTCAAAGTTATTTCATCACCTGATACTGTTGTAGTAGGATCTGCTTGAGCCATAACTGAATTTTCAGTTGTGTGTTCACTTCCCCATACTCCAATTATTCCTGTTGCTGAAATACCATACTTCGTAACATCAACAACAATAGTATCACCTGAATCAACAGAAGTTATCGTCTTTATTACTATTGTATTATAAACTTCCCCTCTTTGTACTCCAGCTATCTCGTAGCCAGTTCCTTCAACTAATAGACCCATATTTCATCACCCCTTTATAATATATTGTCTATAAATGCATTAAATTGTGGTGCTCTTACAATTAAACATTCATATATCTTTAACATAAACTTACTACTATCATTTAGCTTAGCCAAATCTTCATAAGTCATGTCTTGTAAAACCCTCATCTCTATCCAGTCCATGTCTAAGAACCATAGCTGCCTATTAGACGCTGTTGCACTTAAATACTGACTAGGTATTAATGGAATTGGTCCTACTAAAGTATGAATAATTATAGCCTGAGGAACACCAAAAGGTAATTCTCCTCCAACTTTTAACTGATCAGGTGAATACCTTAAAGCTGCACCGTCTAAGTCATTTACATTTGTTGCACTTTGCTGATCAATAATTCCATTAAACTGTGTTGCATCTGAATCATCATCTCCATTCCAAATCAAGTTCTCTTCTAACTCTTTCATTGCTCTAGCTTTCATTAAAACTTCAAGTTGCTTAGCACTTGGAACTCCTGCAGATGTAAATGGATTCTGATTTATACCTGCTCCAGTTGCCTGGAAACCCTCGGCAATATATGAAGGCATAGCTGCCTGCATAGGTCCAAGAACTCTTCCTACACTGTATAAATATTTAATAGATTCACTTGCTCTTTCATAATCATCGTCTGCATCTGCTAAAGGTGCATCAGCATTAGCTGTTACAGCTCCACCCTTCGATGTTATCCTATTATAATCAGCTGTTAATCCCTGGTTTGTTACTCTTGGTATTAACTCTACCATTGGTGTATATTTCCTTGAAAGATCAACTAATCTAGGATCTACATAAACTGGCACTAAAGCAACACCCGCTGTTCCAGTTCCTCCAGTTGTAGGCCCTAAAGCCTTACTTTGTATACTTCTTGCTCCAGCCTTAGCTTTTGCATTCAAATTTTCTCTAGCATCTATATCCTTCCATGGATTAGAATAAACTGTATGATCCCTCATTGGTCCGAATGAATGTTCATAAGCTCCTGCTGCATTAAATCCTTTTCCTATTGCTCCTGTATTTGCATCTGACATTTTTTATCACCCCTTTATTGAATCATGTCTAGTGCTCCTGAAGTATCTTCAGAACCACTTTGATTATTAATATCTGATTTACTTTCTGCACCTGTTGCTTTAGGCCTAGATTTCTTCATAATTGCTTTTAAGTCACCAAGTTCCTTCAAAGTTTCATCATGTTTCTTTTCTAACTTACCAAATCTCTCTTCCATTTCTTTATTCTCTTTTGCTTTTTTATCAGCATCTTTGTTATCTTCCTTTCCCTTATCTCCTTCTCCTTCACCTTTATCTTCGTTGCCATCTTCATCAGCATCAGTATCTTCATCACCAGCTTTCTTCATCAATTTCTTCATCTCTTCCAATTCCTTATTAATATCTTTACTCTTTTTTTCAAGATCCTCAAACTTAGTTTTTATTTCGTTCTTTTCCAATTTAGTCCCCTCCTTTTTTTTGGATTTTCTCCCTAGTGAATCTTCCACTGGGCTTTCAAGATTATCAATTCTCTCATGAACATAATTAAATCTCTCATTCATTCTATTTTCTATTTCCTTATGATTATGTACTCCCATTGCATTCTCGTCGTTATGAATATGTTCTCCGTCCTTCTCTAAAGCTTTCTTGTTCTTCATATATTCTAAACTCTTTGCTATTGCTCCTGTAATTTTAGCTCCAGGATTAATTGCATTTCCTGTTAATGCTACATTAATTAAATTAACTTTGTTAAGAACTCTAGCAACTTTTCCATTTCCTAAATTTTTCTTAGAAGTATTCACTGGCCAAAAT